GATTGCATCAACGATAGAACCGATTTGAGCGATAACGTTAGAAGCATCAACAGTAGTTCCAGCAACTTCTTGTGCAGCTGGCAAAGAAGCATCAGTAGTTAACTGTGTCATGATTCCAGCAAATTGACCCTGTGTTGCGTTAACACCTTGCCAAATTGAAGTTTCCATGTTAGCAGCTACTTTCTCCGCTACGTGTGCAATTAAGAAATCTGAAAACGATTTAGGCATTACATCAAATGCAGAATATCCCATTTCAATCGCTTGCCAAGTTTGGTGAAAATCTTTTTTACACAATTGTAGGTTAACTTGGAATTCTTCAGGTTGTAATACTCTTTCAGTTAAAGAAAGTGTAGCAGAAGCATCAAAATCGCAAGTTGCGTTACGAATTAAATCGTCAGTTGCTACTCTTTGAATTACTTGTTTGAATTTTACATTCGGGTGAATAGTCATACCACCTTGCTCTAAAGTTGGTGCGCTAAGGATAGCAGCAGCGATGTACTTACCAGCAAATTCACCAGCATAAGTTGTAGTGATATTTGTACTTGTACTTAAATTAATTTTTTCCATTTTATAATATTTTATTTAATTAAACAACAGTTAGTGTAATTGCACCAGCAGCAGTTCCTAATCCGAAAACATACCAGTTAGTACCGTCACAATTCAATTCTACGAAATCTCCGATTGTGTCCGCAGCGTGTGCAAAAGTAATCGTGTTTTCGTCAGCTCCAGGAACGTTTACTGAATTTACAATAACACCACCTTGAATAACATTTGAAGCAGCTTTAATTGTCCATGCAGTAGTAGCAAATAATTGTCCTACTGTAAAACGGAATCTAAAACCCGCTGAAGTTGCAACCGCTGGCAAAGTAATTTGCGCACCCGTAGCAGCTTTTAAAATAAATGACTTACCAGAATCTTCGGCAGTCAAAGTTGTTGCACCAGTTAACGATTCAGAAACACCTACTTGGCGTACTACGTCATTTGATACAAAGTTGTAAGTTGTACTCATTTTTTTTTGTATTTAGTTAATTATTTATTTAATTTTTCAAGTATAGAATCCATTGTAGTTCTTGCTCTTTTAGAGCTTAATTTAATAGATTCAGATTTGTTTTCGTTTTCAGGGTTAAAAGAAATTGGTTTAATTTCAGATAGTTCAACTTCTTTAGTTTCTTTCAACTTAGATAATTCAGCTTTTAATGCGATATTCTCGTTTTTAAGAGCTTCAATTTCTGAAAAGAATGTTTCCTTTACTACGCTTTCGATAGTCTTTTTAGGAGCAGCTTTTGCAGTTTCCATTTCTTGCTCTTTCTTCGCTTCTTCTTCAATAGGTGCTTCTTCTTCAGGTGCTTCTTCTTCTTCAGCTTCTTTTTCTTTTATTTCAGAAATAACACCCTCTTCTACTACGATCAAAATACGACCATCTTCAAGTTCGTATTCTCCTACCGGCAAAGCAATTTTTTGCTCATCTTCAGTAACTACGAAAACTTCGTTACCAGCTTCGAACATATCAGCTTCTAAAACTGTAACACCGTCAGATAGTTTCATTGTTTCTAACTTTACTTCCATACCGAGTAAAGTTTTGATTTGATTGATTAGGCTATTTTTCATTTTTGTTTATTTTAAGCTCCAGTTATTTTTTTCAATCCGCCTTCCATTTGGTCAGCCACATTACTCATTGCTTTAGCTCTTGTTATGAACATATCAATAAATTTCATGTTATTCAAAGTACTATTAGGTATTTCAAGACCTAAAGATTTTGCTAAATCAGCAGTTCCTTTCATTTCACTTTTATACCTTTCTGCAAGAATACTTTGAGTTTTAGCAGCATTTCTAAATCCTACAACAGCTTGTCTAACCATTGAACCGTACTTGCTAATACCTTCACCAGCTTTTTGTAATTCAGCATATAAAGCATTTAATTCTTGCAATGATTTTGCTAAATTAATATCATGCGTAGCAAGTTCAACTTTTGAAGATTCTACTTCATGTCCTTTGTTGATTTTTTTTAGAATGTCGTTTATCATAATATAGTTATTTATAGCTTATTAACTTTTAAGTTTTTTACTTGTTCCTTTTTTATAAATGTACTATTGTAGAAGTACCTTGATTTACTAAACTACCGACACCTTGGTTTTGTAAGTCTCCATTGCAGCATTCTTTTGAATATTTACCGTCTTTACATAGGCATCCACGTTTACCGCCTTTAGGACTTGTTTTACTTTTTGTCGGTGTTTTCATAGCTTTTAATTAAGTCTTTTAATTTCTGTATTAACAATTCATCTTCGTGTGAACTCATGTCGTATTTGTCTACAAAATAACCTTCTATTGAAAATCCTTTTACTTCGCCTTCTTTTACCTTTTTCCAAACCTCATCATTGTTTACCTTCATAGAAATCATCCACGTACCTTTTGGTAAATTGAAGTTATATAATCGGCTTTTATCCATCTTTTCATTTTCAATAATCCAAGTTTCAACAACTGACATTCCTTCTAACATTTTCTTTTCATGTTCTAAGGTTGCGTTGTTTTGGTTGGCTCTAATTAAGAAAAGTTGCGAAGCTTTACGTACAGTATCTTCACTAAAGTAAATATAGAATTCTTTGTCTTTGTTTCTACGGTAAATTTGTTTATTAGGCACTAAAGCCGCACCCATCAAAATTCGTTTTTCCGCATCTACTTCTTTTAGTTCAACTTCATGCTTTTTTAACGCTATAAAGTTTTCTTCAATTGCTGGTGATTCGACAACAGAAACAGCATTAATACCCATTTCCTCTTTAGTCTCGTCAATCAGTAATTCTATTATTTCAACTTTTGCCATATTTCATTAACTTATAATGTAGCATTTTGTACTCTATTTCTGTCTAAGGCTTGTGCGCTTGTTACTTCTGTACTAACTACATAGGCTTGTGTAGGGGTTTGTTGTAACTGTGCAAGCTGATTAATACCACTCGATCCGATTGTATTAAAATTCGCAGTCATTGGCGCAGCTCCAGTTGGTGCATTAGAACCACCGCTTGGTGTTGTGCCGCTTGACTGAAATTGTTGAGAAGCTATTTTTTTAACATTAACTAAACCAGCCGTAATAGCAGCAGCCATAGCAATATAATTAAAAGGTGGTGGTGAACTTGCTAAAGCCGTATTTGCTGCTTTATAAGTGTCTACTACAGCAGTTGCTATGTTAACCGCCTTTTGAACTTGAAACGCTTTCTTTTGTTGTTTCTCACTTTTACCAGCGAATAATTCAGCAAGGTCTGAAACCATTTGTAATGAATCTTCAATTGCTTTTACTCTATATTCGTTTAACGTTTTTATTCGAGCTTTTTCCTTTTCATCTTGTTCTTTTTTCTTTGCCGCCTCTTCATCTGCATATTTTTTATTTATAGCAGCATATTCTTTATTAAACCTTTCGGTAATTGCTTTTTCAGCTTCAGCGTTTCCATTTGCCGCTTCTATTTTAGCATCGTAGGCTAACTGTAAATCAAGTAATTCTTGTTCTCTTTGTGAGTTACGCGCCTTTTGTAATTCTAACCATGCAGCATCTTCAGCTTTTATTTGTTCTTGTAACTTTAAATCTCGTGCATCCCTTTCTATTTTATCGTACTTGTCATTAACCGCTTTTTCATCTAACCTTTTACTTTCGGTCATTTGAGTAGTTAACTTATCGTAATCTTCTTTTTTTAATTTACCTTCTTTAAAGTTTTTATCGGCTTCTTGTTGTTCGTATTTATATTTTATTCTTAACGCATCCAAATCTTTTGCACGACCTTCCTCCATCAAACGGTTTTTTTCTTCCTCCATTTGACGTGTAATGTCCAGTTGTTCTTGTGCTGAACCTGCTGCGCTTGTAACCGCCCCTTGATTTAATGCTTTTATTTCTAATTCAAATCCAGCTTTATCATTTTTCATTTGTTGCAACCCTAATTCAAGCTCTCGAATAGTTGCATCACTTTTTTCTTTTGTTGCTTTAGGGTCAAATAAAACTTTACTTTGCCATTCTGAAGCCCTTTCCATTATTTTATTAATCTCCGCATTTACATTGGAAGCTGATATTTTACTAAACCCTAAAGTTTCAGCAAGTTTGTTAGCTCCTTCAATTAATAAATCAAATGGTGCAGCAATAGCCCTTAATGTAAAAGCAGCTCCTTCCATTCCTATTCTTATAATGGCTTTTGTGATTTCTTGGTTTCTAACTACGGCATCATATTCTGCTTTTGCTGCTTGTTTAGTCGTCTTTAATTTTATTTCAGCTAATTCTATTTCAGTGTCTATTTGTTTTATTTTAATTTGCAGTATTTCCTTTTCAGATTTACCTTGCAACTTTAAAATATTATCTTGAGCATCTAACATTTTACCTTTATGCTCTTGCTTGACAATATCTTTATCAAGCTCCTTCATGTATTTTCTTTGTTCGTTAGATACACCACTAACTGCCATTTTAATATCATCCCAATACGCAACAACAGTACCTAACGCAACAACGAATAAACCTATTCCAGTTGCAGCAAAACCTGCTCTAATTCCATTTAAAGCATCTTTAGCTTTATTACCTAAATTTTCAAAAATAGGGATAGCCTCTTTAAATGCTACAAGGCTTGAAGTAATAGTTAAAACTGCTTGTAGCTTTAACATTGTTTCTTGAAGCTTAGCGCTTTCAACACCAAACAAAGCAACTGCACCTTCAGCAACACCAAAAGCACCAGCAACACCCCCAACAGCCATTGTCATCTTTTGAGCTGCTGGCATAGAACCAGCATCTACTTGTAAGTCAACTTGTTGTTGCGTTCTTAAATAGTTTTGAGTTACCTTTAATAAATCTTGGTATTCTTTAGTAGCAGTTTTACCAGCTAACGCTAATTCATAAAGTCTATCTTCAGCTTCACCCATCCGAGTAGTCAAAGGCTGCATTTCACCATAAACATTCGCAAAGGTTGCACCCGTGTCCGTAGCGCTTTTATTTAACTCTTTGTAGCTCGTGTTTAATTCGTTTAACCTACCTTTGGCTTCCGTTACTTCTTGGCTGTTTTCACCATAGGCTTGTGTTAACTCATCAACTTCTTGAGTAGTCTTTG